CGCTCTGGTTGACCCACCGTGTCGCGACGTCGTTGTCTGGATTTTGAAAGTAGTCATGGAACGTTTTGGCGCCCTTGACGCCTTCGACGCAATTGTCTAACTGGATATCGCCTTCGTGGTCGCCAGTTACGTCAGCACCGTCCTCGGGCTTGTGCCCGTCGTCATCGACGATAAGCGACCAAGACCCATCGACCGTTGCAATTTGTATCCAAGCAGCGCCACTATATCGCTTGAGCATATTGGGCGAAACACTCGTGTCACACCATACCCAGCCTTCCTGAGGTGAACCAGGAGCCGCGACGCCAACGTGCGTAATATCTACCGCATTGTTCGCAGTTACGTCAGCACCGTCCTCGGGCTTGTGCCCGTCGTCATCGACGATAAGCGACCAAGACCCATCGACCGTTGCAATTTGTATCCAAGCAGCGCCACTATATCGCTTGAGCATATTGGGCGAAACACTCGTGTCACACCATACCCAGCCTTCCTGAGGTGAACCAGGAGCCGCGACGCCAACGTGCGTAATATCTACCGCATTGTTCGCAGTTACGTCGGCGCCCGACTCAGCGGCAAATTTATTGGTGCCGCCCTCGGGGATTTGGTCGGCGTCCTCGGGGATGACGTCGATAGCGAACTCGTCAATCTCCCACGACTCACCGGAGCTCTGACTGATGTACAAGAAGGGCCGGAAATACCGCACGTCTTCGTGCAGCGCACCAGGATTGGCCGGGTCAGGGCATTCCACGTTCGTCCCATTGCCAATTGCGTGCCCCTTGAAATACCCCGTGAAGATTTCCCACGCGCCGTCGCCCGACTCAGCGACCGCTACCACGTAATGCTGGCCCCACATCCTTGCCGTCGCCGCCCCGGTATAGTCCACCCAAGCCGTATCGGCTGAATTGCGACCGGCGACCCCTGCATAAAGCGAACAGATGCCCGCCGTTCGCTTCGCCCGAATCCGAACTCGATAGAGTTTTGACGGATCAAACGGAATGCTCTGCTTGTGCCAGATCGCCCCGACATTCTCACTACACTGCAAAACCTTCCCGCCAGCAACCCCGCTGGCCGACGCCACCGCGTACGTCATCGAATGGCTGGAATACAGTTCCCAGTGAGACGTCACTTGACCGAACGCATCCTCAAAAGTCTCGTCGAAGAGATTCGCGCCGGAGCCACTAATCGGCATATCGTCGGCGTCGATGTACGATCCATTCTTAGCAACAAGAACACCCTCTTTAAAGAACGCCACGCCGCCCTCATTGATGCAGAACAAATAACGAGCTTCACCGGACAAATCAGAAAGCTCATTTGTTGTTTGAAGATATCTTGGATCGCCTATGTTAGGATCAAAATAAATGTACTTATCTGTCGTCTCCCCAAACTGTGAATCCGCTATGGGAACCCAAGTGCCTTGGTATTTGATCCCCCCGCCCAAATCGACTGTCCATGTCACGGTATCAACATCATCACCAGTAAAATTCAAACCATACCACTTGATGGACTCCTCTATATGACTCACCCCCGGCTTTTGTCCAGCTACAGCTTGCTGAGTTGTAGGAAGTAGGGAGGGTGATGTCCCCCCTTTCGTTGTAGAATAAACTTGGGGCTCTATCCGAGGAGCGTTTTCATCATCAGTATAGTAATCCGTTGTATACTGCATTCCTTGAAGGATGACTTTACCAGAACGCTGACGCCGGAAACCAGTTACCCTATAAGTATCAACAACATCAGTGGCAGTTCCAAACGTCCACAAATCCATTTCATTCGGTGTGTAATCCCACGCGCCGACAATCGTTACTATATCATTCTTATCACCCGTTACTGAAGCAACAGTATAATAACTAAGCCTTTCAGCAGAACCATCATGTGTACGAATCAACAACGTATAGGTTTCACCACTCTCAACATCCAATTCCTTATCCGTTTTGATACCATTGGCATATACTGTATCAATTCGACCGCCTTCACCAGTAGCAATCGCCGGGTGCTGGACATATATAACATCCCCTAACGATGTGTAAATCGAATCAATGGCAGCAGGCAACTCCACCATCTTTTTCATGTACTGATTTATACGAAGTTGCCTTGTAGCTCTACGCCAAACTTGCGAACGTTTTGTAGCTCCCCAACAATCTAAATTCGCTGGAATATCCGCTGCTGCCCCTCTTAATGGAATGGGGTAACTCTCTCTGGCATAGTCCCCAGTCTCATCATAAAATTCAGCATCATAGATTGTAGCTACTTCATTCGTTGGCAGATAGGTAACGCGGAAACCAGGACGCAAATTTGAAACATTGAACATCTGGGATGGAGTAGCAGGTTTGTCTACTACCACACCAAGAATATTTCCCGTCAACGTCGGCATAGCACATCCAGCTCTACATACCCGTTGGACGGCGTCCCACGTTACCATTTCAGAATCGATCACACCGTTAAACACATATCGATTCTCAGTATCACCACTCTCATCTGTTATTGGAACCTGCTCATCACACCATGTCGCAAAAGTGATAAATTCAGACATCGTAATGTCACTGGGGTCCATCCGACGATAATACTCTACCGCATAAGCATCACCACTCTCACCTGTACCAGAAATAACAGGACGTGTGGCTACATCTACTGCAATCCATGCTGGATTATCTGACCATTCGATACTTGTAACATTCCCACCAGAATCATAAATACAAACGAGCTTCCCTTCTATCTGTGCATAGTAATCAATACTACCCGATAACTCCTGCCCCGCCCCAGCCCCAATCGCTGTGTAAGCAAGTCCTGGATGTTTTTGAGCTGTATCGAATACACATTGAATGGAATCGAAGTAAAAATTATCACCCCTATCTGAATGTTGGCTGCTATTACGCGAAACCCGCGCTTCATATTCTATTCCTGGGGTGATAGTAAAAGCACTGCCTCCCTCGTATGTCTCATGACAAAAATATCTAAGACGAACCGGATCACGGCTCTTACCTATAATTTGTGAATCAAACAACGTATGCCAAGAACCTCCAGCAATACGCATTTCAATTTTCGTGTCGATCCGGGTAGTATTTGCATCTCCCTCTGCATCGAAATTTGTCAAACCATTTGGGAAACGTAAAACGATAGCAACCTTATCGCAATCAACTGCTGTAAAAGTCTTAGTGATTTCATGATCATCCTGATTTTGGTCTTTACACATTTGATTTACTGGAATCTCGAAAGCATCTGTTACCGTAGAAGCCGCCTGAGATTCTGTTCCTGTGAAATGCTCCAACACCCAATCATCTGCATCATTATAAGATTCAATGGACCTGTTATTAAGTTCTTCCGTGCCATCCACGATACCTTCAATTGGACCGTCTGAATACGCAATCTTTAGATGGATAAGGTCTTCCGCAGAAGTGACTGATGCATCCTTTGTGAGAAAGTCTGTCCCTTCCGTTAATTTGCTTGAGGCGTAGCTACATATCAAAACACCTCGAACGCCATACGTCCCATACACCAAAGGAACAGGTGTACCTACTCGTTGCGTTGTCTTGGGATTCCAGGTATATGATTGTGATTCTGTTTCTTTACCCTCATCCGCACCCACCAACGCATTCAGGGCTAATGCCCCACCCATCATAATTGCAGCAGTGCCTAATGAATAGGCCATCATAGTACCAGCACTATATGCAGCTTCCCCAGCCATCATTGCACTCGCAGCGCCAGTCAAACCAGGAGCGACAGCCCCCATTATAGCCGGAGCAGCTACAGCAAGGGCTAACATACCCATCAGTTGTACAGGCTTGGCCCCTCTCGCCAGCTCGGGGCGGATAACTATCTGTTGGGCGTACGTAGGGTAGGTCCCCGCCCAATCGGCCCTTAGAATGGGTTCAGCATCCAAAAAAACGTGGAGTGGTATATCCTGTCCACGAGTTATATCCTGTTCAATTATTTCCGCAAGCGAACGTCCTGCCCGGACAAACTGTGTAGCTCGTTTAGAAGTCGTCATGGGTGTGAGCATAATGACTACTTCAATCCAATCTTTCGCCCACCAATAACCATCAACTTTATCCCGCCAAGGCCGACGACTCAAAGGTTCCGCGAGAACCTTTCCATGAGCCCTGCCTGGACAATGGATAAATAGATTATCATTCGGGAGGACCAAACCGATATGAGTATCCAAAAGAGTCTTAGATGAAAACGTAACAAGGGAAAATGGACGTGGGAACAAACACTGTTCGTAATTCTGCTGCTGTTGATCATAAACAGGACGCGCATCCTTGGGATCAACCAAACCGATATCAGGTAGATCCATACCCAACCGTTCCGCAAAGACTTTTACCAATCCATAACAATCATAGCTATCGGGTCCTGTAGCCTTTGCTTCATACGGCTTGCCAAGAAACTCAGCCATTATCTCATTCAACTCTTGTTGAGTGAATCGTACCATTATGCATACCTCACAGCTTCACGTCTCATGGACAAAGGACCACCATAACTACCTGGGAAACGGCCACGCTCAGAGCAAGAATCTGGGTTGCGATCACAATAAGTCAAAACGCCTGTATATCCACATCGTCCACCTTTAAACTTGTGACGACAAGTATACGGATTGAATCGATCCTCAGGAGTACGGAATCGAAGTTCCGGAGATATAGATAAGGTAAAGTTTACAATCGTCCATGTGACCTCCACTCCAGAAATTGTAAACGTCAATAGGTCTTCAGAATAATCCTCAGCCAAGTAATCCGTATTGACCTGAAGAAAACTGACAGTACCGCCGATCACGCCGTCTTGAATATATGATTGTAATGCATAACCTATATTTGAAATCGAAGCCGTGATTTCCGGAATCTCACCTTCTGTATTAAAAGAAAATTGATCAATACTGAAATTCAAGGCTGTATACGTATCCCCATCATAAGAAACATCCTCCGTATTGCCAGCGTAACGAAGGATAGTTGAATCAGGAGTGGTAAGAACAATCAACCAAGGCCAAGCTCCAGGTTGATTCAAATCATTCTTAATCTTAGTGATATTAGATGGCATGCTTACAGACATTAGTCCCCCTACGTGTAACTACCAAGAGCCTCAATAAATGTGACGGAGATTCGCCATAAAGAGGCATCCTCGTTTTCCGGTTTGTATTCAGGCGGTCCGTTGAAATAAACGAAGTAGTCAACATCATCCGACCGATCTGTCCATTTGATAGGCTCTGCCCCCCAATTAGCGCTTCCCTCATAAAATGTATTCAGAGCCGCTACATTCGCTGCTGTCATAAAGCTCCACACAACAGTCCAGGATCTAGGAACGTCCGTGTGACGAGCCTGTGACAGGTAAGGCCCATTATCAAATTCAGTTACAATCCTATTGTCAAAAGCATAGGACTTATTAAATCCACTTGCTACTGGATACCGTGCGAATGATGGAAATACAGGCTGTGCCATAATTTTATCCTCGACTTCTACTGGCTCTACTGACAGGACCTCTATTTCGTTTATCTCTAATGGTGATATTAGCTATCATACGATCTGGATCGAAATCGATATCCTCCGCTTCTATCGGCATGTTGGTAATGTTTTCAATATGCAGGGAAAAACCACTAGCCTTAGAAGTATCTTGCATCTTTCTCAATTCGGAAAACGGTGTGATAAGTTCCGGTTCGTTTTCAGCTAGACTAGCAATTTGTGGCTTCCAGGCAATACCGCCTTCAGCATAGTGGGGTAGCGAAGGTCCTTGCCCACTTGAAACAGCACCCGAAGGTTGGGCAAACGCTCCGGCAAAAGATGAAGCTAATCCACTTGCGACTGGCTGGATGAATGCTATCCTAATGGCTTCAAAATAAATATCTTCCAAAATCCGCAGAGCATGTGCTCCCCAATTATCCATATCACGGGACATACCTTGCAAACCATTTGATACCGATCGCTCCATTGATTGAGCGAACTCGAATGCCTTCTCACCCGCCGTTTTGAACGTCCGTGTAGACTCCATCGCGAATGCTTTTAATCCATCTGCCCATCCACCCTGTTTTAACTCTGCAATCTCAATCAAAACCCTTTGCTCTTTTTCGTATACATCAATCAGATTCAATACCGCATCCTTTTCCATATCAAATTGTTTAGCTATGACAGATGCATTCTTCTGCCACAATTCCACTTCCTTTTCCAATTTCTTCTGTTGGAAGTTGAAATATTCAGCCGACTTATCATTCAATCCATCATACATACGATCCCACGCAGCCCATATAGACTCCTCTGACATGGCATCTATCATATCTTTAGACGCAGCTTGCATTTGAGGGTAGACGCCAGCCCACTTCCAATCGCTTTCAATGGGTTGTACAACAGGACCTATTGACACACCCCCCATCGACCGCATAGCTTCATCAATAGCAGAAGTTAAATCTGGCATTGCTTGTTTTACAAGATCAACAATACCCTCAAAATCCTGCCCAAACTGAACCTTAACAGCAGATAGTAAATCACCAAGATGCTCTACAGAAGCCGCACCAAAAGCCTCTATGACTAATGGAATACTTGTAAACTTTTTATGAACATATAAAGCAGCATCATCTGCTGAAGGTTTAAGCGCATCAAACGTATGCTCGAACGCAGAAGCCCATTCTGTTTTTGCTTTGCGCAACCCACTCTCGAATCGCGTTACCATCGTAGAAATATCAGGTGCCACCCATGCATCTGAAATAGCATCTTTTAGCTCACGCAAAAACGATCCTGCACCCATAGCCATGGCCGCAATATCTACTATCGTATCAGCCCAACCATCTCTGATTGTAGTATAGGCATCTGTAAAACCTGCAACAAAATACTTGAGAAAACCGCCAATTGGAGAATCCCACAGCCATTCCAAACCTGTTTGAAACGCCAACAGCCATTCCTCCATGCGATCCTTAATGACGCTTAGATTCTGCTCCCAAGCTGCGCGTAATGTATATGCGATACCTGCTACCAACACAGCAGTACCCACCCACCCCAACGCTGCTACATTCATCGCTGCAAAAACACCCACCACTAATGCCCCAACCTTTACGATTAACGCCATAGCCAATGCGATAGGGCCTAGTGATGCTGCGAGAACGGCAACAATACCGACAGTCCGTTGAGTCTCTTTATTCAGATTCAACCAGAATTTCGCAAATGTTTTTACACCCTCCCCCACTTTTAAAACCATAGGTTCTAAAGTGCTTCCGAAAGAAGCGGCAACAGCCTTAACATGAATCCAAATAATCCGCAACTGGCTGCCGAGTGATTTTAACTGCTTGTTGGCGACCTCTTCCGTAATCCCAGCCATTTGATGCAGGTCTTTATTGTATTGCTCTATCGCATTCCCCAATCCAAGTAATGGCATTACGGCTTGCTGACTTCGAGCTTGAAAACCGAGCAATTCAAGTGCCGCAGCTTTTTCCGTCACACCCATCGTACCTAAAACACCTGTCAAATCCCGAACGATATCAGCCATCGGTCGTAGGTTATCTTGAGCATCCACAATAGATATGTTATATCTATCCCACGCCTCCCTGTTGTCATTGAAACCTTTGATCATCAATCTCAACATTCGTCCAAACAATTCACCACCTTCAGCGCCCTTTTTTCCTTGATCTGCATACGCTGCTAACGTTGCTACACCATCCTCCAATTCTATTCCGTATGCCTTCATCGCAGGACCAGCGCGCATCAGTGCTTCTGAGAATTGTTGGGTGCTGGCGTTAGCAAGAGTATTCGCACCCGTTAAAATGTCAGTGATTTTCACCATGTTCGTCATATTCTGCTGAGAATCGTTTACGGTCAAACCCAAAGCAGATTGGGCATCCGTAACCAAATCTGTTGCCAACGCCATTTCAAAAGCGCCCGCAGTTGCAAACTTCTGTACAACAGGAAGCGCTGCTATAGATTGCTTCACATCCAAACCAGCACTAGCTAAGAAGAAATACGATTCAGCCAATTGCGTAGCTGACTGTACACCTTCCATAGATAACGTTCGGGCCAACGATCGCATGTCTGCATCCATATCATCAGTCACGTTACCCATGATAGCAGTAGATCGTACCATCGCATCATCGAACGAAGCAAATGTCTTAATAGAAGCCACACCTAAAGCCAAAAGTGGAACTGTAACTTTCATGGTCATATTACGACCGAAAGAATTCAGCCTGTTCTCAGCCCGAGTCATGCGAGTTTCTACATTTCGCATAACCCTAGTCCACTGGTCACTCTCGAGCTTCAGATGTACAAGCAAATTGCCTAAGTCCAAACTAAACATGCTAGGTCCTCTTTTTAGGTTTTCGTTTCACACTACTGGAAGCCAAAATAAATTGACGCCAATATGCTTTAACCCTACTAACGCTTTTCGCCTTTTCTTCAGGTGTAATACTCTTGGGTTTTTTCTTTCCACGAATCAAAAAAGATTCCAGCTTAATCTGGCTTGGATCGTTTGTATGCGTTTTAACGATATACATAGCAATCTGTGCTAAATACCTCTCTTGTACATGCTCCCTGCACGTTGTTGCTTCTATGCGTTCGTCCTCTTCCTTAAAAATGATTCGCCATTTGTAAAACTCTGTAGCTGTTGTTTCTTGTTGGCACCTTTGTTTGGACATATGTAATCGGGTAGCGAGTCGGTACCAACTACGCTCCCGAATCGTCAGTTTCCCTCAGTCTCATCTTTCTCATCAAGCTTGTTGAGTTTTTGTGCGCTTCCAAACAATTCCTTTTGAACCTTGTGAGGGAATTTGCCAATCTCATCTACTGTAACTTTCTCCCCGTTCGCTTTATGCAAACAGAAAGACAGCAAAGAACTGTACATGCCTTTATAACTCTTGATAGTCTTTACCTTCACCTTGCCTGTCTCATCTACCTCAACATCCAATCTTTCTCGATTGGATTCGAGATATCCTTCCAGGTCATCCCCGGACATTTCTCGCAAGCTGTAGGTTGCTTCCTGACCTGTCGTATCTGTGAGAATAACAGGCTGCTCTTCCAGTTTCAAACTGAGTTTGATTGGATCTCCCATCTGACAAACCTTTCCATTTTTCGCGTGTGCTATTATTTTAGTGAAGCCAACAACTTTACCGATAGAATGTTCCTTTGTTTGGAGTCCACACTTTCGGTCACTATTCCACTTTCTCTGCTGATATTCAAAATTGTGTAAACCCTTTCGTCAACAGTCGCATACCGATTGCTAAGAGCAATCAAAGTTTTAATTGTTGCAGACAACTTAGTCCAAGCAACCCTATAAGACGCGGCTCTAACGCACACCAAAACACAATAGCGTTGATGTTCCTCACCATTCATGTTCTTGCCTTGGTAATCGCCGCTGACATCATGAACGGCTGCAGCAGAATCCTCAACACTATTATGATCTGGCAAATTGCCTGTAAACAGAGGCCAAGTATCACTCACCGCAGGCTTTGTAAAAAGCTCCAGTGTAGTTGTCAAATACTCAGCCAAAACATCTGCTGCCGATCCTACTGTATCAATCAAGGGTAACATCAAGATCGCCAATAGCAAAGCTTGCGGTGTCACCATCCCCAATAGTCTTGGGTACTGTAACAGAACCATGGGCTAGTAGCTGACCAGCAGTTAGAGCATTAAAGAGCCCGAAGTGAGTTATTTCGCCCCAAGCCCCCGACGATTCTGCAAATTCAATAGCAGCGGCATTAGCTGTCGCACCCGCAGCAGCCGCATCCCAATCAGACGCTGCCGTTTCTACACGCGCGTACGAATTGCCACTTGGTTCAGCCAGCCCACCCCCACTTTCCTCAGGGTCAGCAGTAGATAGACCCACCCAAATCGTCGGCGGGGTGTAAACACCTTTACCAAACAAGTGATCCAAAATCGCAATTTCCCAGTAGTTTGAAAAACTTCCCATTTGATTATCCTTTCCATTTCTACAAAATGTCTACTGCAACAAGTAGATCATTATCCTAGTGCGGGTGCAATCTCATCACCACTGCCATCTATGTTGCTGACCTCAATAGAGACTGTAGCTGTCGGAGCGCTACCTTCAACGATTTCATTCGGCATGAACGAATTAATCCATCCAAAGAAAGTCCACGTCTGATCGTCTGGAAAAGTAAGCAAAATTGATTGGTTAGCATTAATCATATCCAAAATACCATCAATAAAGGCCGGATCGTAATGACATGTCATTTGTGATCCAGACAAACTCTTGAGGGTTTTTGGATATTTCGTCCGCCATGCTGTATTCCGCATATTCGTCACATCATTCGGGCCACCACCATCCACACCGGGGGGAGTTACAGCTTGCTCCTCAAAATAAAGAGCTACACCCGAAGCAGCATCAGCAAACGTCATCGTTGTTGGAAATCCTTCAGTCATAATCGCCATGATCCAAACTCCTTAAAGTTCTGAATACGCCAGTAACAGATTAGTTACAAAATGATCCCTACGTTTTTTATCCCGTGTCAAATGATGAATCGTTGTTGTGCGTTGAATGTTGTGTATTTTGAACACCCTACTTTCTACCGTTACATTTTCCCCTGCTACGGTTTTCAAATTATCCAATGTTAACGCTAATTTGGAACTGGTAGTGCTATAACCCACGCCCCTTATTCTGAATTGTATTCCGTGCCGCTCATTCTCTGTCCCCCCCATACCCTTCCCATCCACAATGCTTGTGGTATCATAGAGACATCCAAGATTGTTGGCGACGTCGCTTGCTTCGGGAAATCTGCGAGTGAAAACAGGCCAATCATCATCTTCAGAAGGATCGGAAAATAAATCTTGGGCTTTCAAATAGGCAGCAAGAATAGTTGATTGTGGAAGGGTGCCCGCAGATATGACTGGGGCAGATTCAACACCCAATGCACCGGTTACAGTCGATTGGGCCGCTATCGATCCTACCAATTCTATCAGTAACGTTGATAGGTTAGCAGATAGGGACGATGTAGCAGCCAAACTCCCCTTTAAACTCACTACTCTGCTAAGCGTGCCTGTAACAACTGATTGTGCTACTACTGTACCTTGTACTTCCCGTACAATCGAAATGGAACAGGTAACGGCTGATTGGGCTGCTATGGAACCTTGTAAAGTAACGAGTATTTCTTCAACTGTAAGCGTGCCCGTAACGACTGATTGCGCCGCCGTTGATCCTGCTAACTTCCTACCGACTGAAAGAGCGCCAACAACAACCGATTGACTTGTTATTGCTCCTTGTAGTTCGACAGAACCTTTAATAGTAAGAGCACCTGAAACAACTGATTGCGATGCTACTACGCCAACCAACTTCTTACCGACTGAAAGTGAACCTACAACAGCCGATTGCGATGCTACTACACCTTGCACATTTCGGGTGACTGCTAAACCACCCACAACAACCGATTGACTTGTTATTGCTCCTTGTACTTTCTTACTAACTGAAAGTGAACCTGTAACAACTGATTGGACTGATGATGATCCAACTAACTTCTTACCGACTGAAAGAGCGCCAACAACAACCGATTGTGCCGCGATAATACCCTGTAAATCAACAGCACCTTCAACCGAAAGTGAACCACTTACGACAGATTGGGCTGTTACTGCTCCTGCTAACTTCTTACCGACTGAAAGTGAACCACTAACAACTGATTGAACTGTCGTTAATCCTGCCAACTTTTTATCTGTTGAAAGCGAACCACTTACGACAGATTGAACTGTCGTTAATCCTGCCAACTTTTTATCTGTTGAAAGTGAACCACTGACGACCGATTGAACTGTCGTTAATCCTGCCAACTTTTTATCTGTTGAAAGCGAACCACTTACGACAGATTGAACTGTCGTTAATCCTGCCAACTTTTTATCTGTTGAAAGTGAACCACTGACGACCGATTGAACTGTCGTTAATCCTGCCAACTTTTTATCTGTTGAAAGCGAACCACTTACGACAGATTGAACTGTCGTTAATCCTGCCAACTTTTTATCTGTTGAAAGTGAACCACTGACGACCGATTGACTTGCTATTGCTCCTTGTATGTTTCGAGCAACGGTTAAACCGCCCGAAACGGTTGTAACCGCCGCGATAGCTCCACTGATACCCCGTACAACCGCCACACGGCCTGTTAGAGCCGTTGTACCCGTAATAAGGCCAGATATACCCATACCGACCGAGATCGCAGCTGAGACAGTGGATACGGCTGCTGTAGACCCCGCTAACGATGCCGCAAGAGACATAGAACCAGTCACAGCCGCTTGAGCTGCAATTACTCCCGCTAAAGCCTGGGATGTCCCACCACTGCCGACCAACGCCCCCCAGAACTCGATGGGCTCGCGGCGGAACATCTGGCGGGAATCGCGGTAGAAACTACGGATTACAGAAGGGCTAAGCTCGCAATTATAGAGCGAGACAGAATCCAAGTGCCCTTCGTATGCAGCACCGGGGGACGAGTCACCGGCAAGGCCAAGCGTCCACTTGTTCATCGATGTAATGAACGGGACTGAAGACGCATTGGACGCCTCTAAATTGCCGTCCACGTAAAGACGCCTATCAGTCGCCGTAGCAAACACGGCCACGACGTGATGCCAGTTCCCATCGTTGAATGCGTTGGTGGAAGCAGTGTACTTCTCACTTGCATTTCTGGCGGAAATCGTTATATGGCCGGAGACATTCCGAAACCATACAACGAACATCTTGTCAGTCCTAGTGCCATCCCCCATCCAGAACAAAGTTGACCACGTCGTTGCAGTAGAGAGCATCCACAATGAAACTGAGAACGGATATCCTGTGAGATTCTTGGGGACACCGCTAACGCCGACTGAGGAACCATCGAAGTCAAGAACGGTGCCTATTGAAGATGTTTGCCATGACACATGCGAAGACGTGCCAAACGTTCCATGCGAATTATACCCGCTCAGATCGACAAGCTTTGTTCCGCCCGCTCCCTGGATAGACGGGTCCCACAGGCCGACGAGACCATCAGTGCCGGGGAGAACCAATTTGGATGGAGCGAAGATAGGCATTGTCGTCAGAGACTAAAGTTTTTAGCCGCCCCTTCATCAGCAGCGTCTGTACTCATTTGCAACGCACAGACAAAATCCATGTGTAGTTCAATATCGAAGTCGGCTTGATCGGAGGGCCATACGCTGTTGTCTGTTGATTCTTCGACATAGAGATACATCGTACCATCGCTACTGGTCAGATCGGCGACGACGCGGAAGGTTCCATTGAGACCGAGATACAAATCGGAACTGTTATCGACCACAGTCCCCTCAGTTTCAGCAGCAGCTGCCAGCGATCCACCAGTCGTCAGGAAAGCAGAATTCTGCTTGACCTCAGCCCCGTTACTTCTGGCCCCGCCATCAAACTTCCAAGGAATCCACGTCACCTCAATGACGGCACCATCGTTGAAAGTCAACGTCAAATCAAGAGCACTGAGCACTCGAAATCTAAAGTATTTTGCGAGCATCTTATGCCTCCCGTGCTTCAAAATTTGCTTTAGCTGCCGCTTCCAACGTACCCAAAACATTTTTAATCGCAGCAGCTTTGGTTGTGATAGTCTCGTATTTTGCCCATAACCTATCCAAAGCGGCCAACTTCAATTCCGGGGTTGAAATATCAGCGCTGAGAGCAACAGATACAGTAGTTGGAGGATTTGTGGCATCGTCGGATCGTGTGGCGTTGATCCTTACAATCTGATTTTCAATATCCTCAACAGCCAGCTTGAAGTCCCAAGTACCCGCCATAATTATCTCCCTTTATACCACGTCATATCGTGCCCGCTATGATAGCAAGTATCTTTCTGCGATTCTCTATTACTGGATGTTCAAGATACTTTGCTTTCTTTCCCGGTTTATGCCTAGCCTGCAAATCCTCGTGGACATACGCAGCATAAAAAGCCGTATAGCCAACAGCAATATCAGCTGTAAATCCAATCCCTTTCAATTTGCGTGTGAAGGCTGAATTTTTCAACACCGCATATTCCACAGGCACCACTTTTTGACTTTCCCGCTGAACAAACAAACCGGCCCTTTTGAGACGTCCCTCCATAAGCATTCCCTGCTGCATGCCAACCGCACGGAGTTTCGCCATGATACTTGAAACACCAGTAACATGTGTTATCCTTGCCATTACAAGTACGCCCACCTAAACATCACAGTAGCTTTTCTATTGGGCACTGTATCGTATCGTTTGATTTGGTACGCTCCGTCATTCAGCAATGGGTTGTCGGCGTCCGTTATATCCGTCAACTCACCTTCCATCAAAACACCACCCACCGCAACACCATCCACCATTACTACAGCTTTGCTTACAACCTCCTCTCCCTTATCATCCATAAACTTTTCTATTCTTCCCTCCCAACGACATTTCAACGCTTGAGGAGTTGCAAACTGTGGCTCCCCATAGCTATTGAAACTCTGAGCACCAGACTCAGTGAGATCCAGGGGCCAATACACACAATCCTGATTTTGGATACGGCTTTTATTAGGCATCTGTTTTCTCAACCAAAACCTGGACCCTATTCAGTGTAACTATCATTCTTTCAAACTGAGTGTCCTGTGCTGTACGATTTTCTTTCTGTGCCTCCAAATCTTCCTTTCGCTGCGCAACAATCGTTTCAAACATGATGTCAAACCGTCTAACTATCTGTTGGCAATTGTCAGTGTGTTGGACAGTGCTAAATTTGCGGTCCAACTCATCCCTAGTCACAACTTGTTTCAAACTTCCGTTACCCTTGGTTCCGTTACTCTTGGTTCGATTTAGAAATCCAAAAACCTCCCTCAAAACAACGATGCAAAAAATACCGCCAATCCCAAGCTGTGTTAATGGCGAACTATCCATTGTGCCTCCTCATGAACTGGTTTCCGTTGAATTGGGATTTTCTGTACCCGCCCAATCCAAGTCAACCGTTCTCCCTAAACCCTCTTTCATCGATTTGTCCAGTGCCGCAAGCGCGCCACTCCAATCCAACCTCATTGCAGTTTGGCCAAACTCCGTCGAATTGAAACCAAGATCCTCGGAATGTTGAAAAGTATCCGCGATTGTACTCACTTTTTCCGAAATCGTTCGCCTGTACTTCAACGAATACAAATGAGCCGTTAGATACCGTTCAATCAATTCCAATTCAGTCGCTGTCAAAGCAGTATCAGTACAATGTTTGGTCACGATGACATTCGCAACCGTGATGATGGAATCAACAGACGTATCCGAATCCAACTCGACTATTGTGCCAACCAAAGCTTCCGTTGTCCTGACAGCCATCAGTCGATCCCTTTCTCACACGTACGCGCAGCCCAAAACTCAGTTGGATTCAGCCAAGGAATAAGATCAGACGACAAAGCACTACAATCTGTAACATTGTAGATTTCAACATCAGAAAACTTTGCTTTCCAATCGTGCACAAGCCTTTTGAAACATCTAACAAACATTTCATAAATCTTGGGTGCGGTTGCCGCAGGTCTAACGTTATCAACATGCCAATTAGATTTGTCATCTATTCGTTGCATATCAAAACCCAATAAGTAGATTCGTTGGGCTCCCAACAATATAGCTAGGTTAATGGCAGCTGCACCCGTGTTGCCATTCCAACCAATACCGTCCGGATGTAGTCCCGTACCGTACCGCTTCACAAACCACAACCACAAATCTTTAGTCTTCTTAAGTCCTGTAACGTTGGTAAAAACTGGATTAGAGAATCGAGACAAATTATCTCTGTGGTGTTTATACCACGTCATGTCTCCAAAAAAACATAGTTTGCAAACCCGCTCACCCCATTTGTAGGCATCATTACATCCAATCGTGTGTTCATCATGTAACAACGACCAATCAAACTTCATCTTTTGCAAACTATGGCCACCGCCGATGATAAACACATCACCACCTAGCCAAACAGGATCTATCGTCCAAACAGACATAGCTTACTTTACAAGTCCGTCCAGATAGTTTTCCAACGATACGATCTTGCTCACCCTAACAAGGATGTGCTTGTCTTTCCTCACCGCAAACCGTTTTGTCTGCGTATTATACAACACCTCAACGCCGACCGCCTGCGCTTGCGGATAGTCCTCTGTTAAATTGAGCACTTTGGAACTGGAGGGGCGAAAGCCGAACATCGCCCCTCCGTTCCGTTCGGTGGAAGTGACTACTGGAATCACAGGACGGGGTACGTTGACGTCCGGAGCCACCAACTCAAACTTGTTACGGACAAGCTTGCACAGATCAACCGCACTTTCAATCGTATCCCCAGGATGATAAGTCGTATCGCCCACAATATGAATGCCAACCTTATTACCCTGCTCATCCTGCATCTTCAATCGAAACAACATGTTATTCGCCTTTCCAAACGAGATTATCAACTTTCACTAAAACACAACTAGAACTACGTCGCGACAGTCAGATGGCACACACCGCAGTTCCCGTCGTAGTCGCTGCGAATCTGTGGCACACGAATTCCCAGGATACGCCAGTTAAGCAAATTACCACCTTGCTCTTCCCACTGAACCGTAGTCCAATCCATGCCGATGATTTCACGCACGGTTTCCGTTTCCATCTGGACGAGCAGAATGTCCCAACCTGTCAGATAGTCAAGGCTGCGAATATCCTGAATTTCGCCGTGTTTCAGAATACGCTCACGTGTGGTGATTGTGGTCGTCTGTCCGGCAGTCGTGGACAGATAATCGTTTTCCAAATACCGCGACCAAGCCGGAGCCAGGTACATCATGTAAGGGCCATACTTCTTAACCGCGATCAATGCCTGGATAGCCGTAAGAAGTTCACCCAACAGTGTTGATCCAACCCAAGCATCAGCAGTCGGAATAGTAATGGTGCCTGTAACACGCGAGGTGAAATCGGTATAACCCCAAATCTTGGCATTGGCGATGTACTGATACTGATCATACTCGCTGTTACCGATAAGCATCTTCTCAGCTAGTTCGGCACAAGCAAACGCCTGATCCTCTGCCGAAGCCAAATCCAACGGCAATCCACCTCGACGACTAACGGCCAGTTCACGCGCTCCAAAACCCCAATCAGCCCAAATACAAGGCAGGGGAATCAGAACCGTATCGTTCACGTGCCGATCCTTGGGACCTGTTTGCATCGGGTCCATTCCAAGGTTTGCAGTCCCAACACGACTGGCCCGCTGGGTCATAAGTGCCTGTACGGCGAAACCATTGGGAATGTTGCGGACGAGACCGGCCTCTTCCACATCAGCCACAGCCTTCAGACGCTTACGCATAGCACGCGTAACAGTCTGATCGATTTCCAGCCACACCTCATGCGGCAACGTTGCTGTATTGTGGGGCACCCGATGCGTTTCCCGTTCGCCTTTGCTTTTATTCCACAATTCTACGTAACACTTACCATCATGCTGAAACGGACGCAGAATACCGGGATCGCCCTCAGCATCCATAAGCTTCAGGAGACTGGGACCGTCCAATCCGCCAATCTGTGCATTCAAAGTTCGACGCTCCATTTTACTTCCTTTCATTCAATGTAATCTGTTGTGTTTTGTTTTGATACGATCAATCCCTGACTAATCGTTACACAGCTACCATGCGCACAAGCACGCTGTCTGCCCCACTACCGATTTCCTCATCCTCCAGCGCTTGGGCTACTGTATCGCCCTTATCACCACTGTCGGAATTGCTGATGAACAGCCCGGAATCATTTCGCGTAAGCATTTCGCCGTGCGTGATATCCTGTCCAGCAGGGACGAGGCCGTGAAACTCTTCGCCAGCCCGGAATTGTATTGCACGCACTGGATAGGCGAGAACGTAAACATCGCTCACTGTTTTACCTTGCAAGGCATCCTCAATCGCAACGACCAAAGGACCATCACCACCCTCGGTGTCAAAGATGGCGTACTCGTCATCACTGTCGATTTTCAATGCCATGCCGGGATAAATCCCAGCCTCTGCGGCATCCCGCTCGTGGTAGACCACACCACCAAAGTTTTTGACGGCAATCATCTGCTTACTAAGTGCCATTGTCATATCTCCTATTTACGTGTGTTGTTGTTTTTTTGTTATTGCCCCAACCAATAATGCTAAGCTGTCTTTTCCGCTTTCTTCTGGTCGAACGTCACAGGCAAACCCAACTTCGGCACGTTCGATGTATCGCCGTTGGCTACGGGATCACCCTGCCCTTCATAGTTGAAACGCAGTACATTTGGCACGTTGTCTTGGGTATCCGTGATTTCGTCTTTGGCCAGAACGGCAAGATTTTGTAGCATCTCAACATCCTGCGTCTTGAGCCATTCCGGAGTAAACTTACTCTTTTCGTTCTTGGTGATGATATCAATGAGCCGATCCTTCTCGGCCTCCTCGTTATGAACGAGTGTTTCCCAGCGCTTGCGAAATGCCGGGGGCATAGAGTTTAGATACTCCTCATCCGTTTGCGGTTCGACTTTCGGCGTCTCCTTATTTTCCACCTTATCGTCAATCACGTCGGGCTTGGCTTCGGGCTTAGCTTTGGGCTTGGTCTCTTTCTCCTCGTTTTTCACAGGCTCCAATTTCTCCAGCTGCTCATCCTTCAACCCATTAAGAAACTCACGGTCATCTTCCTCCCACTGGGTTGCTTTATTGGCGATGAGACTATTAATCGCTTTTGTGCGATCCATTGTACTCCCTTTCAAATTAGCAACTTCATTTTTGTTGTGTACGTTTACATTCGCTACGGGATAACTTATTTTTCGGACCACCTCCTCCGGCAACCCTTCTAATGTGATAACATCACCATCGGCCTTGAAATCACGCTTGAACAATTTGTTGCCATTATCTGTGGAATAGATAAAGTACGTATCAAAAACATCTTCCACCCAATTGTATTCACCATCCTTATAGATGGCTTCGTTCAAAGCAGTCCGCAACTCGTTAGACGACTGTTCGTTTTCAAATCGTTTTAACCAAGCTGGGGAAATATGTATTTTCTCATTGGCTTGGTTACGATATAACCCAGCACCATCCTCAACAGAACACGCACCAATTTGATCCGGCAGAATAGCTAGATGATCAGGGCCGATATTAGATAGTGTGCCCTGATACTCTTCATCATTCCACACACCTGGAGTCTCGTCACTATCAGCAAACAACCCGGTAGACACCTCCAATATTTCTTTCTTTGTGATAGCATCCGAAATACGATTATCAATCAATTCCACCCGGTCCTTATCCAACCAAGCTTCAGCAGACAGTTTGCCTTTTACGCATTTGGTGTTCATGATAGTACCGATACCACGCGTATTGAGAACCAAAGGGGAGCAGGCACTAGGCTCACTGGGATGATAAACCACAATGGGTTTAGAATTCCACATCATGGGGCGCTTCTTGAGTTCTTTGGCAGGATAGAAATATGCCCCTTCGCTTCCGTTGTGTACCCCCTCCAGTAGCATAACCATAGGCACAACCAGATATTCTTTACCCTGTAAGTTATCTAGCCTCATGTCCTTTGGTTTGAGATTGCAGACAACGCGATGAAACGTTTTGCCCATCGTTGCTGAATTTTTGAGCATCGTATCATCTCCTATATAAATCAATCCCAATCGTACCAAGCGTCAGCTTAAAATTTACCGCCTGTTGCATCCCAAATCTATAAATTTCGCATGGCCCTTACGCGCGTACATATTAAAGCGCTGAGAAATACCAAAATCTTACGTATAAGGGCGTGAAATCGTTAGGGGGTATTATGGGGTAGGAGGAAAGGAGTTAGGCTGTTACGTGGGATGCTAGGGGCTTATATATTATGCGTAATAGGGCTGAAACGTAAAAAATCTTAACTATCTAGCTTAAAGCTAAAGTTCATGTACTAAATAACCGATATGGGGAACGTGTTAGAAGATTTGTGTCTTATAGAGGAGGAAATACAATGAGAATGCTGGCAGTGGTAATCGTCTTGGTAGTATCGAGTGTTTGTGCGGCGGGGGCGAAGCTGGACGACATGCGGGTGGCGCTGCATGTGGTGTGGATGGTGGAGGGTTCTGGGCAGTTACATCCACGGCCAGGTGACGGCGGAAAAGCGATTGGGCCGCTTCAGATATGGAAGATCAGGGTGGATGACGCGAACCGAATTTGTCGCCTGAAAAAACTGTCGATTCGATTCACGTACGCTGATCGGAATGATATCAGGAAATCAATGCAGATGTTCGTGGTATCCTGCCTGCATTACCACCCCAACGGGAGCGTGCAAGATTGGCTGCGGCACTGGAATGGCAACCCGGTGACGGGGCCATGGGATGAGAACACGTTGGCCTACTGGGGGCGTTGCCGTAAATACCTATTGCCATAGATCACGCACTGCCAGCAAAATACAACAACGGACACGCGCTGATTTATACATAAAAGTGATCAACCCATTAGCTAGGAACCCAACATGGCCTTCTTGCATATACGGAAATTCGCGAACGGTAGCACACAAATTTCCTCTATTTAGGGGCATTAATAACTTGTCCGCAAGATCCGCCCAGCTTCCATTCGCACCAGTTGGAATAGAACAGGGAAGATATACATCCACATTATCCTTATGGCATTTCGTGCATTTCGTAACTGTAGAAATGTTTGCACCCACAACATCAACATCCACATCAATCTGGTGTGCCCAAGGATTGTATTCTACAGAACTAATCTTAGCTGGCACAGGCTCCAATACCCGTGTTATTTTTC